TAATTTATTGGCATTCCAAAGTTCCGCTGGAAAATCGAGAACGACGGGAGAAAAGCCAATTGCCGTTTCACTGAGAGCAATTTCCTTATAATCTTTCGTACCCATTGCCCAGGGGAAACCTTCGCCAAGAACATACCGTTTGCAAAATTTGTTTGCCATAAGACTCCTTTGCTTGCAAGAAAGAAACTAACTATGTTTTAGACAGCGTACGCGCTGTCTATACCCCCATGAAGGGCGTAAAGCGGCGCGTGGTGCTGAATTTGTTTTCCATACTTCAATATTACAACAGATCAGCAAAAGAATAATTGCAAATTCATATCAAAAAGATACGCGAAAGATTTTCGGCGTTTTTTATTGTAGAATATTTTTACATCAAAACTTAAGGAGTTTATATGAGTATAGTCCGTGTAAAAAAAGACGCAAAATATTTTACAGCAAGCAACGAACCATTCAACGATAAACGGCTATCGTGGGAGGCTCGCGGGCTTATGGGGTTCTTGTTATCGAAGCCGAATAATTGGCAGATCAGAATGGATAACCTAGAGAAAAGCGGGAAAGCAGGGAATTATAAACTTCGCCGGATGCTTGCCGAGTTGCGCCAGTGTGGGTATATGAACAGGATACGAGTCACGATTGAGCGTGGAAAATTTGACTGGATCACCGAAGTGTACGAAAGCCCATCACAGAACCCGAACCCGTCAAAGGTCGTTGTCAAGGCTAAAAAATCAGCCAGTGGTGGGTTTTCCACAAGTGGTTCGTCCACAAGTGGAGAACTGCCCGATATAGTAAGTACTGATTCACTAAACACAGACAAAAAACATGATGAGGATGACGCGCTAGCGCAAATCTCGCGGGCGTATGAATCCGAGATTGGAACGATAACCCCAGTGATTGCGGACGAACTCAGGGAAGCCTCTGCAATTATTCCGCTTCAATGGACGCTTGACGCCATTCACGAAGCCGCAATCCAGAACAAGCGCGGATGGAAGTACGTCTCTGCAATCCTCACCCGCTGGAAAACGCAAGGTAATCAGGAAGAAAAGAAGCCGCAATACCAAAGCGCAAAAAAAACCACAGTCAACGAACCATCCGCTTTTCAGGCAATTCGAGATTATGAGGCAATGAGACATGGCAACTGAAAAAGAGATACAGACCATCGTTGCGAAACTTTCAGCGGCTTTTCCGAACTGGAAAACAAACGCTTTCACCATTGCGGTTTATGTTGAGGACTTATCAGACATCGACTCTGAAACACTTAACGCCGCCGTTAGGATGTGCCGCACGGAACCAGGGCGGGCGTTTGCTCCGTCCCCTGGCGAGATTCGCGGGGCAGTCGGCAAATTGCGAGGGATGGTCACAGGGCAACCGTCATCATACGAAGCATGGCAGGAATTTCGTCATATCGTGGTAACTGGCAATTATAGACTCGGCACATGCGCGAAAGAAGACTCGGCGCAATTCTCTCACCCACTCGTGGAAAAAGCCGCCAAGACTATTGGAATCCGCGCTTACGGACAAAGTAACACGGACGAAGAGATGTCATGGCGGGCGCGGTTTATCCAGTGTTACGAACAACTGCAAGAGCGTGCCGAGCGTGAGAATTTGTTGGTTCCCGAAGTACGCGGATATATCGAAACGAACGGCGGGCGATTCCTTGCCCCAGCCGACCAGATAAAACTACTCACAGAAAGGATGACCAAATGACAAAGATAAAACGAATCGCCGCGAATATCGGAAAGGTAAAGAATTATTTTGCAGGAATGGATTGGTTTCCGTTTCAGCCTCTTTGCGAGCCTATCCCGATTTACAAAGTGAAATCACGCCGTCGAATGTCTATCATTTCCATTGTGGATGGAAAGATAAAAACCATTCATCTATGGTCAACCGATTGGACACCGGACGAAGTAAGGCTGTACCAAGAACGACACCCAGAACAAGAGGTCGTATGAGTCAAAGACAGGGAAAGTACAACGCGATCAAAACCGAAGTAGACGGGTATGTATTTGCCAGTCGGCGCGAGGCGAACCGCTATCAAGAGTTGAGGCTACTTGAGAGAGTCGGAGAGATTGAAGACCTTGAACTTCAACCCGTTTACCCGTGCGTGGTCAATGATGTTTTAGTGTGCAAATATATCGCCGACTTTCGTTATACCGCCCTCCCGCGTGGTAATGTTGTCGTAGAGGACGCGAAAGGCGTCAAGACCGCCGTGTACCGCCTGAAAAATAAACTTGTTTGCGCTATTTATGGCGTGGTTATTATTGAGGTGTGACCATGGAAAAGTGCATCATTGCGGGCAACGGCGAATCATTCAACGATATGCCCGTTCACTTACTTGAAGACATGCCCGCTTTCGGCGTCAACTATTGCGGCTTTCAGCCGACGTATTACGTTTGTGTAGACCATGAGGTATTGACTATCCACCATCGCAAGATTTACAGCCTGGCTAAAAATGCCGAGGTTGCTTACTTGGCGAAAAAGAACGCCGGTTCTAGCGACCTGTACGAACTGCCAAACGTCGAACTTGTCACCCATGACAGGGACGCATTTTTTGGTGAGCATTATTTCAGCGGGCTTACTGTGGTTTATGTCGCGCTGAAACTTGCATACTACGCGGGATTCGATGAAGTCCATCTTTGGGGCGTTGACCACTCGCCGGAATGGAGTCATTATTGCGAAGGGTATCCAGTTGGCGACGTAGCAGGGCGGGCACGGCGCATGGAAGAGATGGAATACCATTATCAATTGGCCGCAAATGTGTATAATCAAGATGGTAGGGCGATTATCAATCATTCGCACCCGTCAAAATTAGACGCGATTTTTCAGCGTCGGAAAGGATAAAAAATGGACTTCACAAATTTGTTTCAGAACGCAACAGTCGCAGGTATACCATTGCTGATCTTCGTCCTTGCGCTTGTGCAATGGGTAAAAAGTTTCGGCGTCAAGGGAAATTACGTCAAAGCCGTTTCAATGGCTATCGGTCTTTTTCTTGGAATCGGTTATCAGTTGACTCTCTCTGTACCTTCTGACTTTGCCGGATGGTTTACTACCGTTGTGTTCGGGCTTGCGCTCGGGCTTGGCGCGTCCGGCGTGTACGAAGTGGCAAATAAATAATAATTTCAACGTTGTAAAAAAGAGTCTGACTTGTTCAGGCTCTTTTTGTTTGCAATGAATTTGCAATTATCTTGCAATGTTACGCGGGCGGATTTGCTGTATAAATGGGGCAAGGAGAAAAACGACATGACAAAAGAAAACGTAACACCAGCAACAAAATACCAAATCGACGCATTGATAGAACTTTGCATATCTTTAGGATTGAATGAGCCTGCTATACTTCTTAAACTTGCGTCCGATGAATTGACAAAAGTTGCTAACGGCGGCGATGAAAAACAGAAGTCCGTATTTTGCGCTTGTTTTGAGTACATCGGCGATAATCCAGAATGTCCTATTCACGGCGCGGACAACGACGACTCAACCGCTTACGACAAAGAACGCGCCAGACTCTACACAATCGGCATGGGAGCGTAACATGGCAAACGAAATCACAACCACCAACAACCAACAGCCGATTGAGAAAATTTCATCCTATATGTACAAGGCTGAGGTTATCAAACGCTTCTCCGACATGCTCGGAGAAAAGCAAGCGCAAAAGTTTGTCGCAAGCGTTTTGACTGCTGTCATGGCCGATCCGAAACTGCAAGCGTGCTCATCGCAAAGTATCTATCTGTCCGCTGTCCGCTCTGCCACTCTCGGACTCAGTGTTGACCCTGCCTATGGACAAGCCTATCTTGTAGCATACGGCAATGTATGCACATTCATGCCAGGGTATAAGGGTTTCCGTGACAAGGCCAGCGAAAACGGCATAGGCTGTCATGTGACTGAAATTTACAGCAACGAAAAGATTGAAACAAACTTGATGACCGGCGAAGTTCGCATCAACGGCGGTAATGGCTTCTGGAGACAAGCAGAGCAAGCCATCGGCTCGAATGGCGTTGAAGTGACTGGATACCTTGCGTCATGGTGGGATGTAAAAAATCCAAACAGCGGCGAAAAGCATTTTCTGTACATGACCATCGCTGAGATTGAAGAATACGCAAACGAGTATTCACCGTCTTACCCGCTCGACCCGAACAAAAAGAACAAGTACGGGAAAGTTATAAATTCAGATAGCCCGTGGAATAAAAACAGACTCACCCGCGTCGAAATGTTCAAGAAGACCGTGCTAAAGCGATTACTCCGCAAGACCGCTCCATTGAATCCAGTTGTTTCCCGTTTGCTTATGGACTTTGACGAAGAGCAAAAACAGGAACGCAACGAAGCGTTTGACGGTATCGACATCAAAGGCACGGAAGTTCATGAGCCGAAGCCGCGCAGGTCACATGCTGAAATTATGGCTGAACTGTACGGGACAGACGCAAACAATCCAGACCCTATCAAAGAAGATCACTGGAGTGACTGGCTCGCCTTGTGTGAAAAAGCTGACGCACTCGGGGTAACTTATCCGAAAGTAAACAAGGCGACCGCAACAGATTACGATCTTGTTATTGGTTTCAATGAACTTCTTGAATATGTACGCGCCGCTGAGTATCAAGCAAAAGCAGGAACCGAACCACAGGATGAATCAGGTGCGTGAGACCGCCTTTCATAATCCGTTCACGGTGAAAAAGACTAGAGGCCGTGCAAGCAGGTAGGAGGACTGACGGAGTAAAAAAAATAATTGGCTGTGCGCGAAGCAATCAGGCGAGAGTCCCCAACGCCAAAGGGTACAACACCCTCCAAACGTGCGGGAGGCTGGTAGAACAGCCCACTAGCTTGATACGGACATTCTCCCCGTCCGTGCCTTTTTTGAAATCTGCCATGTGGCAGAGACCAGTAGGTTTCTTGATGGGTTGCCTGACTGGATGCACGAACCCCGCCGCTAGATGAGTGATGACGCAACCCAAGCGGAAGCCGAGCAATATCAGCGGCGGGTAATTTGAAAACAATATAAGGAATAGCACAATGAAAAACGAAATTGAACAGCTAAACGCACTTCTTGACAATCTAAAAATATCACGCAATGACGCTGAGTTTTACAAGGCGGAAAAAAAATCAATGCTTGAGCTGGTAACAACTCGAGAGGATTATCTTCTTGCTTCCGCAAAGCAAGAAGAAAGCGAATTAATTGTTGCTGGACTTGAAACGCAAATCCGAACAATGGCGTTGCAACTCAATGAAGTTATGGCAGACCTTCCAGATCGTGTGAGCGTTAAGATGTTTTCAATTGTACAAATCAGCGACGAACAAAAAGCGAAGGAATGGTGTATTGACCACTTCACGCCCGCGCTGAAACTCGACGCAAAGACTTTTGAAAAAGCCGCGAAAGATGGAAACATCCCCGCTGATCTCGCAACCGTTACGAAGGAAGCCCGCGCACAAATCGCAACAAAATTGTAATGAATCATGCACACAAAAGAGTACAAACTTTGGCAATTGGTTTTATATCCATCAGCGCAAATCTTTACGGGGTTTGCGCTGACCCGTCATTTTGGTTGGGCATGGGACACGGCATTTATTTTATTTTCGTTGTGTTTTCTCGCGGTGAATATGTCGGCGTACATGGTTCTTTGCACGTTGGAAAAAGTGTTACTTGTCAAAGCATGGGACGCGCCGAAAATACAAGAGCCTGTCAAAGTCCAGATCAAAAGCATGAATCAATTCGAGTCTGTCACTCAGTCAGTGAAGCGCGATACAGAGCGCATGTTTTGCAGAGCATTGCTTGAGTTCCCAAATCTAACGGAGTCGTACTGGCTGAATGGCAAGCCGTCGAAATGGCAATCAATGGGCGGAGTGGGGCGCAAGGATTTTGTAGAATGTAAAGACAGGCTAACGCGCATCGGAGCACTGGAGCGGACGAACTCACGCACGCGCAATAGCCCGCACAGGATAGCAGACCGCCGAATATTGGAGCATCGCGCAAGCCGACCAACTCCCCCGCTCTGACCTCCCCCACCGCCAGAAATGCGAGATTGTAGAGGGAAAGTGAGTGAGTAAAGTGAAAAAGTGCTTTTCGCAGGTCGCAAGTTGAAATCAGGATAGGCGTCACAGCCTTGTGACACCCCCAAAGAAAAACGCAAAAGGTAAACAGGATGAAAGACTCAGTGAAGCTGTCACAGGCTAAAATCAAGATTGCAAAAAAGAAGTTGCGACATTTGCAACGAGACTTAAATTATTCCTTACGTCAAATGTCTGCAATGCTTGGTGGTATATCTTTTCAATCTTTGGGTCGCTTCATCAACGAAAAGGATTATGTCCCGAAAGACCCGAAGGTGTGTGAACTGCTTGACTTATACGCGGATCCAAATCCGTATCGCAATCTTCCGAAGTGGTACAAGCGCACGCAAGAAGCACTTGAGTTTTTCAACACGAAGCGCGCACAAATAAAAACGATGTACGATGAAGCAAAATCACAATCGAGGAGTAAGCCATGAAACCATGCAAGCCAGTCGTAAGAAGTAAAAACACGTTGTTTGAATTTGACACAAAGCGCGTCCACCTCAGACAATCAATATTAAAGTATAGGAGAAAATAGAATGAAAAAATATGTTGTCTTACTTTTGGGATTGGTCAATCTTCCATTTTGGCCGAATATGTTGAACGTGATTTGTCTTTGCGTTTGCGTTGGCTTTTATATCGGCGCAATGGCAAGCGAAAGCGCGAACCATGAATAAAATCATCATGGTCGGCATGAATCAAAAGACGCGCCACTTAATCCCATGGGACGCAGACGCGGAGTTTTGGACGTTGAACGAAAGCGCAATGAAAGATTGGGTCAAGCGTTGGGATGTGCTTTTCCAAATTCATCCGCGCTGGGATTGGGACAGGTTGAACAATCTCGCTGAGCCGAATCATCCGTTATTCATCAAAGGCGAGGACGGGCAATGTCTTTACTGCAAAGGCTCAAACGAAGTATACAAAGACGGTCAAGCGGCAGAGTGTCCGTGGTGCGAGGAAGGGAAGTACATCGTCCCGCGTCACCGATGGGGTGTTGATAGAAAAGGAAAACGACCACCAAAAAAAATCATCATGCAACATAAGTATAAAGATGTGCCAGGCTCTATGCGTTTTCCATTAAAAGAAATTGTTTCGCTTGACGGGAAAACTTATCTGACTAGCACACTCGCGCACATGCTTGCGTATGCAATTCATTATTTTCCAAATACGCCGATTGAACTGTACGGGTTTGAGGCAGAGTCGAGCACAGAATACGCGGTGCAACGTCCTTGCATTGAATATTGGGTAGGGTATGGGCGCGGACTTGGAATGAGTATCGAGGCTCTAGGCTCCGGCTTGCTGACTGGCAAGCATTACGCCTATGAGGACTCAGATCAAGGATACCGCTCGCGGCTCGAAATGCGAAAACACGTACTTATGGATCAGTTAAACACCGCAGAGATTGAAGCGGTAAAGAGTGAAGGCGCATTGAACGCGCTGAATCCACTCAAGCAAATTGAGGAAGTGCGCGAGTATTGGGAGTCGGCGTTTGATGACCAATTCAAGAAAAAGAATTTTGTGTCATTCCTTCGCGGGACGTTGAAGGAACTGGATAGGTCAATGCAAATTCTTGACGCTTACAGGCAGGATAGCCCCGAAGCGACACAAGCGGATACAAGGCGACTGATTGAGTTGCCGTATCAGTTAGGATAATGTGAAAAATGCAGAAAAGAGTTGTAGACAGGGATTTACTTTGCAGGGTATTGCGGTTACTTGAAGATTTATACGAAAGAGACAACTATTCTTGGGCATCAAGCGACCAATCAACTATTGAGGAATTGAAACTCTTGGACTTGGACGGTTTAAGCGCGGAGGAAAAGCGAAAGGAGAAAGAGCTAAGAAAGATAAAATATAAACGCGGTCAAAAATTTATGTAATGCAGTAAAAGTCAAAACCAAAACAAAAGCCCTTGCTTAAAGGGCTTTTTTGTTGTACGATGTCATCAAGTAATTGCACAGAATTTGCACAGATAAACACATTCTAAACAGGGGAGCGGTTACTCGAACCGCAAACGAGGAGCAATGACAGAAGAAAACGAAAGCAAGGAACAGACCGAACAGCAAGCAGATGTGAAGGAAAACCCGTTACAGGACGCGGGAAACGAAGCTCCTGAAAAAATCACCCTCACACAAAAAGAATTGAATAGCCAACTGGCAGACGCACGCCGCAAAGCAGAAGCGAAACTCAAAACCATTGAAGATGAGTACAAAGAATATCGTAGTGGAATTGAGAGACGCGAGCAAGCCGCGAACGATGCCGCCACTGAAAAGGTCGAAGCCTTGCGTAAGGATTTACCCGAAGCCGTGACAAAGTTACTGGACAAGTTGACCGCCGTAGAACAATTGGAATGGTTGACCGACCCTGAGAACGTAATCACGAAAAAGGAAATCCCCCCACTACCAGCCGCCGCAGGTGGACATGGTAATCAAAGAAAATCAATCAATATCGTGTGAGGTAAATTATGGCAGCAGTTGTAAAAAGTACGAAAGCCGGTTACGACGCATATAGCGCGTCTGTGAAAACGTCAGTTATCAGCGAATTAATGACCGCCGGGCCAGGCGCGGCTTTTCAAAAGCTCGTCCCTGTTTATGGCGACTCGGATGGGAAGTTACGCCCCGCCTATGACGACTCAACCGGCGTTAAGTTTGACGGATTTTCAGCGTCAACGAATGACTCTGACGGCGGTCTGCCGTGTTCGTTGCTCACTCGCGGCGCGATTCTCGAATGGCTTGAAGACAGCGACGATTACACGCCGTTTACCCTGTTTTATGTTGGCGCAACAAACCAACTCGAAACAACCGGCACGACTCCGGTTGCGCTCTCCATCAACAACAAAGAAATTGTAATCATCGCTGGCCCCGGCGTGAGATCATAGGAGAATGCAGACATGACTAAATATGTAGGTACTTACTCCCTTGAAGATTTATTGGCGCAACGGTTTACCCCCGCTTCGCAGTTCGGTTTCGACAATATCGCCCGCGCAATTCAGGCACATCTCGACTGGCTAAATGGGCAGGTCGCTGATCAAATGGGCTTGATTGCAGAATCATCCACCGATGTGCGCCGTGTGTGGGGTGGTTCTGAAAACATGCAGATGAAAGAAGTTGATGAACTCGGCGTTGCCCGTACCCAAAAGGACACCAACGGCGTAGAAATCGACTTCCCACTCCGCAAGTTCTCCATCTCGACTGGCTGGACTTCGGACTTCATCGCCCGCGCAACCCCCGCCGATCTTGCTCAAAAGGCTCTTGACGTTGAAACCGCTTATGTCACTCGCTTACGTCAAGAACTCTCCGCCGCTCTGTTTGGCAAGGCCAACTACTCGTTTGTAGACTGGCTTGGTGACGGTACGACTTTGGCGATCAAGAAACTTTTGAACGCTGACGGTACTGCGATCCCGAACGCCCCCGACGGTACGACCTTTGCAGGGACTCATCAGCATTATGTCGGCACATCCGGCGCATCACTCGCCTATACCGACATCGACACCCTGATTGCCAACGTCACCGAACACATGCTCGGAGGCGTGAAGCTGTTCATTAATCGCGCAAACGTGGCGACCTTGACCGCTCTCTCTGGTACAAAGTTCACCGCCTTGACTCTCGCAGTCGTGGCAGTACCAGGGCGAACAAGCGGCACGGTTGTCACCGACTCCGTGCAAGATGACCCAGACAACAAGCTGGTCGGTTATTGGGCTGGTTATGAAGTTCACACCCGCTCATGGGTTCCTTCTGGCTACTACATGGCCTTTGCGACCCAAAGCCCGCAGAAGCCGATTGTTCACCGCCTTGACAAGTTCACTGCGTTGAACGGTATGCGTATGGTCTACCAGTTGAACGCCCATCCTTTGACCGCTCAGACTTTTGAGTCCGAGATCGGGTTCGGTGCATGGGGCAGACACGCCGCTGCTGTTCTTGACGGTGGTCATCAAACGACCTACTCAAACCCTAGCGGTTTGGTTCGGTAAACTCCTTACAGTCCCCCAGCGTGTCCACCTACACGCTGGGGGCAAAGGGTATCTATGGCACTCGCTGACTACATCACTTCAAACTTTGGACAGGTCAAGACTCAATTGGGATGGTCTGATTCTTTGCAACTCTCTGCAATCACGGACAAGACGCTCGAAATGTACGGCGTTGCAACCGAAGCCGAGGCGACCAATGCGAAGAAACTTCATGCCATTGCGGATATTGCAGTTTGGCGTCAAGCCCTAGCGGATGTGTCCCTTGATTACAATTTCAGCGCGGACGGGGCGAACTACTCACGAAGCCAACAGGCCGACATAATTCGCAAGAACCTTGACGAAGCGATCAATAACGCGGTTGTCTACCTGTCCACTTACGCTATCGGCGTGAGTTCGTCCGATGACCACCCCGACTGGACAGCATGAGAAAACTTACCGCCGCCGAAGTCGCACGGATGGACACCACGCAAGGCGAGTCATTCAATGACGCGGTGACGCTCTACACTCACACCGCCGGACAGGATTCGCTTGGTCAAGCAATTGACTCTTTCGACTCTGGCAACCTTATCACGTGTGGAATCCTCACACAAAAGGAATACCGCAATTTTAGAGGCGAAGTTGTCACGATAGACGCGGATGCGGTTCTTAGGTTCGCCATGTCTCAGGCTGTGAGTATTGGCGATAAGGTCATCAGTGACGGCGTGACGTACTTTGTGGACGGCGTGCAACTCGGGCGCAATGTGAAAATCATCCCATTGAAGGAAATCAAAATCTAATGCCCGCTGTAATCGCAGGAATGTCAAAACTCACCGCACAACTTGAAGCCGTCGGCTTGGCTTTCACCGTAGACGATTTGGTTGAAGGTGCGCTGGTAATTGCGGTACAGGCTGAGAATAACTGCCCAGTTGATACTGGGTTCCTTCGCTCGACTGTCTTTGTGCGTGAGGTCGGTAACGATGTAGAGGTTGGTTTTGAAGCCCCGTATGCGTCATATGTCGAGTTCGGTACTTACAAAATGGCGGCACAACCGTTCTTGCGTCCGGCTCTGGACGAAGCCGAATTAGCCGCCCTGAGTGCCGTTGTGGACAGTGTGCAAAAGAATATGAGAGACATTACCAAATGACAATCGAATCTGTCATAGTCGGCAAACTTCAATCCGTTGGCGCGGTATATCCGCTCTCCCTACCGACAGGCGCAACCCTTCCCGCAATGGTGTATCAGTTCATCAGTGAAATACCCATGCGTCATCACGGCGGGGAAGATATGGTGCGCCGCCGCTTGCAAGTTGCATGTTGGGCAAAGACTTACGCCGCCGCCGTTACTTTGGGCGATAGCGTCCGCGCCGCGCTCAATCTCAATCAAACAAATATCGAATTGATAACCGCTGAGAATATCAGCGACTTCAAAGACCCCGAAGCGGAGTTATATCGTCGCATCGTGGAGTTTTATGTATGGAATTAATGAGGTGTAAAAATGTCACAAACTAACTATGGTGTAATTCTTGGAAAGCAGGACAGCACTTTGCTTTATCCGACTATTGGCGAGGTTGTTTCAGTAGACCCAGCCGAAATGATGGTGGAGGCAGTTGAATCAACTCATCACGGCTCTGGGGGTGTGCGTACTTTCGTATCTTCCAAACTCGCAGAAGTCGCCCCTTTTAAGGCAACTATCAATTATGTAAAAGCAGACATTGCCACGCTCTATACTGATATGCGGAATGGCACGATTAGCCGTTATCAGATGGCGTATGATAGCCTGAACGCTGATCGGTTCGGTGCGCTCATCACAAATATCAAGCCGCTGACCGCAGACGCTAAGAAGCCGGAAGTGCTCAAGGCTGAAATCACATTCCGTCCTACTGACTCATTCTCTATCAGTTCCTAATGATTTCTAAAGCTGAATTACTCAAACCAAAGACCGCCTCCATTGATGTAGATGGAGGCACTATTACTATCCGTGCATTAAGCGCGGAGTATGCAATGGGCTTGCGTGGCAAGGACTTGCAAGGCTCGGACATCTTCGACATTATTGCCGACTCCATCGTAGATGAAAAAGGCGAGAAGATGCTCACGGGGCAGGAAGTTGGCACGCTTGCGATTACCACCCTTGAGCAAATCATCAAAGGCATTTTTGCTTTCAATAAACTCGGAGCGAAGGCAGTTGAAGAGGCTGTGAACGAGCTAAAAAAAACGGACGGTTCGACTACCAACTCGCCCGCGCTTTAGGCTGGCGGTCAGTGGAAGAAATGCTGGCAACCATGAGTATGAGCGAGTACGTCCATTGGGTTGCGATTTACGAGACCGAACCATTCCCCGAAGAACGAGCCGACCTGAGAGCCGCGTCAATAATACAAGCTCTTATTTTAGGGCGTGTAAAAGACATTCCTAAAATATCAGACATAATGATTGACTTTGATTATTGGGGCGAGAATGTCCCTGTAAAGCAATCGCCCGCACAAATCAAGGCAAACATGGAACTTATAAAAGCCGCGACAAAGAAGCCCAAAAAATGATACTTGAAAAACTAACGATCCCCATAGGTTTTGACACTGGCCTTCTTTTGGAAGGTATCAAGGCAATTGAAGGACTCATCACCGGCGCGATTGACCGTACCCGCGATTGGGCGGAGGGAATGGACGCGCTCGGTGATGTGACTGGCATGTCAACGGATAAACTCGCGGCATGGTCATTTGTGACCCAAAAAGCGGGCGTTGATATGGAGTCCTTTACAAGCGCGACTACCATCATGGCGAAGGGCTTGCTTGATTCAACGGGCGAACTCAGTACTACCGGCAAGGCGTTGCAGGATTTTGGCGTTTCAGTTCTTGACGCGGGCGGGAATGTCCGAGATCAAAGCGCATTGATGGAGGACATCGGAAAGAAGTATGCGGAGTTTGGCACACAGACAGAGCGCGTAGATTTTCTAACCAATGTCTTTGGGCGAAGCGGCGCAAAGCTCATTGATGTATTTGACACAATGGCGGCTGAGGGCGGGATTGACCAAGTAAAGAAAAAGGTTGAAGGGCTCGGCCTTGTTCTTGACCCTACGCAGTACGAGGACTTTCAGCGCAATTTGAACGAAGTCAATCTGACATTTACCGGCCTTGCGAACGCTTTTACGGGGCCACTTCTACCAGGGGCGCAAGGAATCCTCAAGACGTTTACGGACTGGTTACAATCTCCGTGGGTTGTGGATGGTATCAAGAACATCAGCGAGAAACTTGGAACGCTTGCAAGCGATATTGCCGCAGGTCTTGAAACTGGAAACTGGGATAAATTCTTTTCTGACTTCAAAGACTTTACAGGCGTAGATATTCAACCGTTGATTACTGAATTAGGTAAGTTCTCCGACTGGGTTATCAACGAAGGAATCCCGAAATGGACTCAGTTTATCGACAACACAAAAACAGGTATGGCGGATTTTTCAGCAAGTAGTCAGGTGGAAACATCCGCAATCAAACAGCATTGGGGCGAATTGCTTGACGCAATCGGCCAACGCTTTAACATCGTTTTTGGTGACGGTAAAAGGTTGGTACTGGATTGGAAACAAATCGGAATCACCGCTCTGCAAGCCGTTGACATTATCCTTTTCGGTCTCACGAAAACATGGGAAGCGTTCAATAGTTCATTGCAGAAAACCATCGACCTATTCAGCGTGATAGCGGGTAAGTCCAGCGTATCCGCTCCGGCAGGGTATACGCCGTATCAGGGATATGGACAGGCATTTTCTACGGGCGGAGGCAGTTCACCGAATCGCCGCGCTTCTGGCGGCTCTGCAAATGGCCTGACATGGGTCGGAGAGCGCGGCCCCGAACTTGTGAACCTCCCTAACGGTTCATATGTCAACAATAACCAGTCAAGCGCGAACATGGGCATTGATTACTACAAACTTGCCTCCATCCTTGCAGTAGAGTTTGCAAAGGCGCGTGATTAATGGCCGAATATCTTGAAGCAATCACTACCGAATATTATGACGGCTCTGCATGGGTCAACATCACTGCTTACGTTGTCGGCGACATCAAAGGCAATAACGGTCTCGGAGGGTGGAAGCCCGAAATGCGCGTTGCCGTTCTTGGCACGCTCAACATCACCCTGAACAACAAAGGCAAGTTTTTCTCCCCCATGGGCGGGGATGCTGTGCGCGGGTTGTCCACGCTGACAGGGTTCAACAAAGGTGCAAAGTTACGCATATGCGGAACGTATAGCGGATTTGTAAAAGATGTTTGGGTGGGTCGCATTGCGAGTATTGACTCAGACGATTTGAATTGGGGCAATGAGCAAACGCGCATCATGGCAGTAGACTTCATGGATATTCCGACAAAGTTTCCTATGAAGGGAGCAACCATTGCACTTGACAAGCGCATTGATGAAGCGATGGCACTCATCATGGCGCGGTTGAGTATCCAGCCAGAAGCAACAGATTTTGAAACTGGCTCGTTTACATTCCCCGCCGTGTTCGATAACGTCCAACGTAAGACAATGGCAATGTCCGAGTTTACAAAACTTGCAAACTCAGAACTCGGCTATATCTATGTCAGGCAGGACGGCACGCTAGTATCCGAGGGGATGCTTACCCGTCACGGCTGGCGGGCGTTGGATGAAGTATGGATAACGCAAGATGATGGCTTTTTGCTCATGGAAGATGGCGGGTTCCTGCTGCTTGAAGATGGTGGGAAAATCATCCTTGACGCGGGAGCCTATGAAGACGCCGCGCTTGCAACGGACGCAGAGAATTACAATATTTTTGTCGGCGAAGATGACCTGCTAAACGCATCCATTATCCGCGCTCACCCCGTTGTCACTGATACAAGCCTGAAAGTTTTATACAGTCTTGGCACTCCCCTTTATATTCAGCCAGGTAAAACGGTAGAATTTTCAGCGCACTACACCGACCCGAGCGGGTTGTCTCAGGTATCGGGAACGAACTTGCAGACCCCCGTTGCCACGACTGACTATCTCGCCAACACGACCAAAGGCGGCGGCGGTACAGATAAGACTTCTGACCAAGTAGTGACCGCGACTTATTACGGCGACACTGTTTATTATTCAATCGCAAATAACGCCACCGCTGGCGTTTGGATCAACTTCCTGCAAGCACGCGGGTACGGCATTTATTACGGGAACAGCATTGAGTCAACTAAAGACGACGAAGACTCTCAATTAGAGCACGGATACACGCCTTTTCAGTTTGACATGCGTTACCAAAAAGATACATACCTTGCGAATATGTACGGGCTTTCAGTGATCGAAGAATATAAAGACCCAAAGTCAAGGATAACGAAAATGAAATATCTTGCGAACCTGAACAAAAACCACATGATGAGTTTTTTGATGCTGACTATCGGGTCTCTGATTTTAGGGACTGAGGACAGAAGCGCAATCAGTAATCATTATTACATCACTGACCGCGCCTTTACTATCAAGCAGGGCGGGATAATCAATGTGGAATATGGCGTCAAGCAAAACGATAGCTACTTAAGCGGCGGTTTGGAGCCTGTAACCGTTGAATTTGCGGGCGGGACTTCTGAGGACGTTATCGAGTTTGGATACCTTCCTCATGTTTCAAACTTACCAGACCGCAGTTTTTCGGCGTGGATTTATGTCGATGCTTTTGACGCTTCAATTATTAGAATAATTATGTACAACGCCTCATCTATTGCTGGGGCTAGAATATATCTTGCAAATACGAAAATCGTTTTCTCTGACCCGTTCACAACTTCGGGCGGCGTGTGGATTCAGACAACCGCCAATATCACAACCGGCGCATGGCATCATATTGTTGTGACTTACAACCGTTCGAGCGTTTCAAATGACCCGATTTTATATGTTGATGGTGTGGCGTCAGCTCTTACCGAGCTCACGGCTCCGGTGGGTACTGCAATGGATGAGACAGGCGCAAGGCTACAAATTGGAAATACTAACAATACGGCTGGCGTTTATGTTCTCGCGTTTGACGGGAAAATATTCGACCCGCGCATTTACAACCGCATCCTGACCGCCGCCGAAGTGACGACCCTCTACAATGCTGGCGTGCCTGACACCTCCCTTGTAACGGACGGGCTTGTGTTTCAGGCGTTCGCAACCTACGCCGACAGACCGATTGCGGCAGGGACAACCCTTACCACTTCGGACAGGCTCATAGAGAATATCATCCGCGCCGTTGGAATCCCTCACGGGTCGCCCATCATCCGCGCCAACCCATAGGAGTAACAATGGCAGACCAAAAAATCACACAACTTACGCAAGTCACATCCTTAAGCGACAGTGATTTATTTGTCGTTTCGATCAACGTCGGGACAGCCCCAGTAACAAGGGCAATCAAAAAGTCAGACGCTATACCAACCAGTACGGGCGGCGGCGCAAAGTACCCTTGTGATGGAAGGCTAACGCTTGAGACAGGCGTGCCCGTTTCGACAACTGACCAAGCCAACAAGACAACCCTTTATTTCACGCCTTACGCGGGGAATCAGGTCGGATTGTATGATGGCTCTTCCGCTTGGACTACATTGTCATTTGCGGAATTGTCCCTAAACATCACCGCGTTCACCGCCTCAAAACCGTATGACATTTGGATTTACAACAATGCAGGAACCGCCGCGCTTGATAGCACAGTCTGGACAAGCACAACAGCAAGGGCAACGGCTCTTGCGTTGCAGGACGGCG